ATTTGTTTATTTATCATCTATAATTCGTCCTTATGTAATTCAAAATGTGGATAGTCCTTGAAATTAGTATCTTTCGTTTGAAAATCACGATCCCAATCATTGCCCCATACTAACTTAAATCCCATTTGCTCGGCAGTTCCTATTACATATCCTGCAAACAAAGTCATTCGTTCTAAATCACTCCAGTCAATTGGGTAAGGTAGAACATCGACAGCACAGCTAGGATTAGCATTATGACGACCATCAGGGTAGCGAACCTTTGAGTTGCCCTTGTCATAGGCTTCGTTTTGTTCTTCTTTATTCCTATAACCTTTGAGTACTGTGCAATCCACCGATTTAATAACTTCATTGAATACCCTTTGTAGTTTAGGATGACAAGTTTTTAATTGATCCCTCGATTTTCTACCAAAGCTAGGCATTGTTAATATTCAACACCAATTTTTATAATCAAATCTGATGTTGAAGCCACATTCATCGTAGCATCTGCAATTCCTACTATATGAAGGCTGGTGCTAAATGAATTTCTCGCCCAGTTATAACTTGAAACAATCGAGCCTATACCATCTGTGGCTGGATCAGTTAGCATACAAGTATTAGCATTGTCAGTATTGGCTGTTGTCCAATCCCCTGCAACAATAGGAATAGTTGCCTGTACTTCTTCCAGAGTTCCTATAGCAACATCAGCAGTTGCATTAATAGTTCCAAATGCTGTTGCCGAATGTGTGAAGTATAATGTGAATGCTTGAGTTCCAACAACTTGCTTATCAATTACAAATAAGCTCACTATTTGTGCAGAACTATTTTTACTTGGGAAAAAGTCAGCTATTTCAGTTGGTGCAAACAAAACATCTCCTGCTGAATAGTCAGGAGTTGCTTGAACAGCAGGTGTTACTGTAAATGTTTTATATGTTCTCATTTTGCTTCCTCCACTTTGTAACCTTTGGCTTCATAGGATTCTTTAATACCATCAAGTGCATCTCTGTATATAACACCACCATTAGTTTTGGTTATCTTTAATTTACCAGTTTTCTTCACTTCTTTCTTCTTGACATCTTTCTTTTTAGCATCAGCCATAATTTCTCCTAAGATTTTATTATTTTTCCATTGTTATCAAAACTTATACCACTAAACATTCCAAGATTATCAGCTCCTTTGCCCTTTTTATTCCTTCCTATTCGATCAGTAACCTCTTGCATATAATCCATATATTTCATTTTAGAACCCTTGTAATATGCTTGTTGTCCTTTGTCTGAATCTTCTGCTAAACATAGCTTGTTGTTGGGATCAAGCTGAACTCCAAATTCTTTATTGTTTAGGTTACCAATGTCCTTCTTTGGTTTAGATTTTCTTATAATATTGTTTGACATTTTATTCCCCATAAGGGGAGCATAAACTCCCCTTATAAGTTTATTAGTTACTATGATATTTCTGTATGTATTTCTACACCATGAAGATCAACTAACTCATCTGAAGCCCAATAACCATTGGCTACTAAGTTAGTAGAAGCACCCAGTTCATTTCTTTCAGATACAAGTTGGATAAAGTTCCCACCACCGAAATCAATGTAACCACAACCAAGAGCAGTTTTTGCGTATATAGCACCTTTCTTTCTTCCAGTAGATCCATCAATGACCTGTGGAGAAGTATAAAAAGATATACCTGCAATACTGGTAACAAAACCTGCATTGTAAAACTGTTCACCTATTGATATAGCCCCTCCGTGAGCAAAAGCACCTACACTTGAAGATGTTGCTGTTAAAGCTAATTCATTTGAAAGACCAAATGAACCATACATCTGTTGTGGGTGTAATACTGCACTATAAGGTCTTGGTGCATCATTTGTTTCAAGTGAAGCAACTGCGTCCATTATATCAAGGAATCTCAATGAATCATCAGAACCCTTAGATGTTGCAAAAGCATCATATCTTGCACAAATATTAGCATCAAACTCTGCTGCAACTGCATTCCCAAGAACTTGACCTGCATTAACCATTAAGGCATCGTCATTACCAAATGCTGCAAGGTCTGTTACTCTTGCGTTGATATGATTTCTCAATACCTCAATGCTTGTAGCTGTTGTTGTTATGCTTGTTGCTGCTACTTCTGTGTCCTCATCACCTGTCGCTTCATTCTCAACTGCTGTAACAGCAAGTTTAGTATATACAGGGAATTGAACTGTATTTGATCCTTTAACAGCTGCAGCCATTGATATTGTTCTAGGCGTTACTGCTGCTTTGTTGAATTGAACGATTGCTGCTGCTATGGTTTTTCCAAGACCACCAGCTGCAATACCGACATCTGTATTAGCCATAATATCTTACTCCTAATTAACCCTCTATCAACTGCTTGTAGCCTTCAAGTAGGGTTGTGAAAAATTATTTAATAAATTGGGTAGTTTGATCTGATATTGCTTTCTCAGCACCTTTCGGATCTTTTACAGCAAATTCTTCCCAAGATTTATATCCACCAAATTCTCCTGTTCCCTTTGTAGAGTTAGCAGGTCTTTGATTTGGTGTGCCTAAATTATTAGTTTGCCCCACCCTGTTTGCAAACTTTTCCAACTTATCAAGTGATAAATCTTCTGCAATAGACCTATCTTCATCATTAGTGATGGTTTCCATAATGGAAGCTCTTTTGTTGGTTTTATAAGTGTTATATTCCTCTGCAATAACAGATAGTTTCTCATTCTTTGCATTAGCTTCATCAAGTAATGTCTTTATTTCTCCATCTTCTTCGAGTTTCTTTTTTCTATCAGCTTCCTGCTTTGCTTGTAGATCCTCGAACTTGGATTTATAAGAATCACCTCTTTCTGTAGCTTTATGCTTCTGAGCAACGACTTCATCTAATCTTGCTTTTGGAATACCTTGTGGATCATTTGTTTCAGCTTTTGTGCTGTCATTTGTTTCGCTGTTGTTATCAGCTATGGGTGTGTTTGGATTTTGTTCAGTCATTTTAGTTTCCTCTTTTGTGAGTTAAGTAACAAAATTGTGTTAAAATTCTTATACATATAATAGTTATAATTTCCTATTTAAAAAAAACATTATTTCCCAAATACAATTTTCGTTTTTTTAGATGGAGGTAACTTTCTACCAATTTCTCTATCTACTTGTCTATCAATTTCTATTCTCACATCTCTGGGGAAAGGTCGTTTCTGTGTTGTAACAAATCTTTTTAATGTAGCTAAATGATTAACAATAAATCCTCTAGCATCCCAACCTATTTTAAACTGAGAATCTGTTGCTCCTCTATATTTTAAATTGTTTCTAAATCTTCCACTTACAAAGGGAGCTTTGGATCTTTTAGATGGTGGTGTTTGCCCCAACAATTTTCCTGCTCTTTTATTCTCACCATATTCTACTGAATACCCTCTAAATTTATTTCCATTTACATCTGTTTCCCTTACCCAAATATGTTCTTTGTGCATTTTTAAAACTTTTTTTCCTATTCTTGCAAAAAATGATTTATCTAACATTCTTCTCCCTAAAATCTTTACTTTTATCTTCTATTCCAATTTCAACCCACTCATGCCTACAATTAAATCCACCACCACTAACCAATACATCATATCCAAATTCTTTTATAATTTGGCTCTTAGTCATCGCATTTGATCTCCATATTCTAAGACATAAATCTCTGGTTTTATTATCAATAGCTCCTACATATCTAAATCTTGTTTTCGCAGGAGAATTGTCCATCATAATTTTCCCAACACTTCTTGAATAATCAGTTAATCCTGTTGTAATTAAAGTTCTCATCTGTCTATTAGATAATCCTGCTTGTTGTTGAATAGCTTGTAATATACCTTTTTCTGTTGCTCCTGATAATGCTCCTTTGACTAATTCTCTTTTAAATACACTCCCCATAGATCCTAAACTATCTGCAAAAGTGGATGTGCTATAATTTGTCAATGCTCTTAATGTTACCTCCGTTATATCTGCATACATCTCTAAATCAGTAAGCATTTGTGTATGAGCTAGATCATATATATTGATTATCTGTTTTGCCTTTAATCTAACTATTTTCTCTAAATCCAACTCATCTAGAACTAGTAGAAATTCATCTATTGATTTAAACTTTACATCCTTAGATAAACTTCTTAAATCTCTAACCATTTCTATTTGTAAAAGCTCTATTTTATCTGCAATTTGAATAGAAATATTATCTACATAATCTTGGTCTATCATTATGCGACTGGTTTAGTTAGTGCTTCTAACAACGAACCTTGTGGCGATTCTTCTTGTGTGGTTTCTGCTACTCGTTCATCGAGATATGCCTGTGCTGTTTCTCTATCAGGGAATCTATCTGCATCCGTCTGCAATAAGATGTCAGCTACATCGATGATTCCATGTGATAGTTCCCAATCCCACTTGGCTCGTTGTTCTTCATTAGATAATATCTCTACATTCTCTTGATAGTCTACTTTAAGTAGTTCTCCTGTGTTAATATTACCCTCTACTGCTAGGATAATCGTTTCTAGTTCATATAGTTGTTGTTCTATCCCTTTCCAACGAATTACATCTGAGATTCTACTGTCCGTCAGCTCTTGATTCCTAAGTTTGATCGCCACCCCTGACTGAGCTGCTGTTCCCTCTACGAATGAGATGTTTAGATGATAGTTCTGTGCTAGGAGTTTGTAGGAATGTTCTATTGAGGATGAGAGAGCATCCACAGTATTAGGTGGCGATACGATATTCAGAGTTCCGTCGATCCCTAAAAATGAAACCTTGTCTTGTCCAACTTCCAATGTATCTTTTTCTACCTGAGATCCATTAACATACATATAACCGAATGACTGGAACATTGTGTTAGCATTGGAGTTTGTTTCAGCAACATTGACCTCTAAATTAGTAGCAATAAGATCATTAGCAGGAGATGTATCTAGGTATGAGTATTCAGGTCTACCATTCTTAAAGCACTCAACAAATGGTAATACACCATACGGATTGATATGCTCTGGGTTCTCAGGATCATCCATAATCTTACCATTGTTATCGAATATGAATGTATGTTCAGCATCCCAGTAAGCAGTCAATTCAGGAGTATCATCCATTACAGAGCTTTTAATAGCAAGTGGATATGTATATGCACTAGGTCTAAGTGGATCATCTTCAAACATGGCTTCAAAGTCCATGATAACATCATAGTCAATAACACCATTCCTCCAAGTAGGTTTAATCAAGATATGCTCTAAGAGATTGGTCATCCTCTCTGCCCTCTGCATCTTGAAGTCCTTTTCATTGAAATACACAGGAAGATTCTCGTTAGAATATTCTCTCTTAGGTGGTTTCATATACACTAGACTTATCCTGTCTATGATTCGCCTTGTTATATTAACATTAGCTACTGGTATCTTATTTAGTAGCTTATTGCTAAAGTATTTCTTGGTGTATTTCTCATTAGCACCATTATAAAATTCTCTTGCACACATTCTTGCTTTTCTCCATTGATTCTTAGCATTCTGTTGTGCATCCCACCTAGATTGTTGTAATAAAAGTTTTCCGATTTGTGGTATCATCTGTCTATTGCTCCTAGTGTTGGTTTAATTATTGGGAACTCCCATTCTATAAAATAACCGAGAGCATCAGATGAATGACTGAGAAGTTTGTTAGACTTATCAATATCTCTAGTGCCTTGCTTGTTTGTAACCTTTTCTAAGTCTTGAATTAAGACCTTGCATCTCGGATCAATCAATGTGTTTCCCTCCAACATTCGATTCACCGAATTAACTCTATTAACAACAGGTGGATTGCTTTTACGAACTTTCACCTGAAATCCGTTTTGTTTAAGTATGTCTATATCTGAATATGCTGCCGAAGTGTGCCTTTGAAAGCCACTCGCATCAGGATAGATTATATAATTTGAATTAGGATACTTTTCTTTAATTGTTGCACACATCCTATCAGTTATCAGATCCCCTTGCCCTTGATGTGATAATGAAACCTCATCGAATATCCTAACTTGGTTTTTTGGGTAGAGTTGCCCCAAAACTGCACACATGGGATCGACATTTTGGTCGAGACCGATTCGAATTGGTAATGATCTGTCATACTTACATTCTTTGACATTCTTACTCCTTTCAAATGAATAATATGTTGATAAAGCTGATATGTTTACAAATTGTCCATCTCTGTATGCTTGGAGCATACTCTTATCATAGTTTGCTTCTAATAAATCTATATAATTGCTAGGTAGAAACACATTGTCTGTTGTTTTACCATGAACTAAGTGCTTACTATCGTTATCATTCTCAACAAACTGATGGTGTGTATAGTGATAACCCTCAGGTGATGTTACAATATAGACCTCACAATTATCTGCCCCTCTCATCCTACCAATCGCTTTCTTGTAAGCTATATCGCAGTTCTTCCAACTCTCTACATCAAATTCATCAAAGCCTATATATGTGAGTTCAGCACCTACGATTCTTTGTGGCTTCTGCAACTGGTATATCTTTATTGTTCCATAATTAGTTTTAAACTTATGCTTCTGAATGTTATATGTATAGCTAATCCCCTTTCTACTGAGGATCTCTCGCATTGGCTCTACAAACAACTCCTCTGCTAGTTCATTAGTTGGGTATATAACCCATCCGTTGCTTATACCCTTACTATTTGGTTTTGTGATGTGATTGATAAAGGTTTTATGTAAGAAAGCATATGTTTTACCTGATCCAAACCCACCTACCAAAGCATTGATTTGCTTCTTAGATGTTAGGAACTCCCATTGGTGAGGTAGATAATCTTCTTGGAATAAGGTTAGCTTATTAGATTCCATCAAACTCAATTTCATCTATTGGTCTGATATTGTGATCTATTTCCTGTTTATCCGATTGATCTAGTATCTGTTTACCCATCCATATTAGCATCGTTGGATTTCCTTGTAGTGCTGAATCTAGTTGTGCTTTTCGCAAACTCTTTTTTAAATCTGCTCTCCCTTTTGTGATATTTGTGGAATAACTCTTTGAAATTAAATCTTTACTACATCCTAAAGAATCTGCAATTTCTGTATTTTTCATTCCATAGGAAGCCATCTTTTCTACTTGTTGGGGATCAATGTCGTATTTTTTAGGTCTAGCCATAA